TAATATTCCTCGTATTTTCAATCTTGTTCTTGTTGAGCCTGGCAAGTCTTTTGTTCGTGTTATTCAGTCCATTGGCCGTGGTATACGAAAAGCACAAGATAAAGACCATGTCCAAATCTGGGACATAACTTCAACATGTAAGTTTGCCAAACGACATTTAACTAAGCGCAAGGCGTTTTATAAAGAAGCAAACTATCCGTTTACACAAGAAAAGTACGAGTGGAAATAGGTTGCAATCAGAACTAAACTATACTATAATAATACCATGAGAATTCACACACTAGAAAATACAGCATATAATTTAGATACGCTGCCAGAAGAAATAGATGACATGCGCTTTGCTATTCTAGACAATAGCGATCCAAATGAGCCAGATTACTTTTATATCCCGCTTATCTTTTTAGAATCATTTACTAGTCCGGCACTTGTATTAAAAATTGGCGATAAACAAATTAAGATGCCGCTGGATTGGTCTGTTCTAATTGGCGAAGATGACCTTGGCGATCTTGAAGCATTACCTTTAACTAGTTTAAATGATCGCGACTTTAAAGTATATCAGTATAATAGCTTGAGCTCATATGCTCCTACTTTCCTTCCAATTGAAATTGTAGATGTATACAATGAAGTTTCTTGGTATGCACCTAAATTAAAGAACGGACAGTACCTGGCTGTTCCATTGAGTGATGGTGAGAATCCAGAATGTGTTTACTTTATTAAAGACGTATCTCGCAACTGCGAAGTGGTGGATTATAATAAAGCCTGGGGGTAATATGAAGGACGACAATATTACTATAACAATGGTAGATATTGATGATGAAAATGGAAACCCAGTAACTATTACTGTGCCGTATAACTATGATGATTATGATGATTATACCATTAACACAGCAGGGTTAAATTGGGGTAACATATCTCTTAACAACGACAAAAATGTTTCCAAAGGTATCCAAGTACACGGTGACAAAGGTACTTGGGATATAGAAGAACGTATTAAAATCATTGAACGTGTGCTAAACATCCCGGAACGTGATTATGTGATGGAAGAACGTCATCCAGAATTAAAAGAAATGTTTAACAAACATATGCGCGAAGTTGAACGTATAATTAATCAACTTCCAGACAGTTCAGAATATGAGCAGGAAGTAGAAAAGCATCGTATGTGGGATGTACTAACAGGACCAGATAGGAATATTGAAGGTGGCGGCTAAATTAGACATTTTTAAAATGCTTGCGGCAATGGATCGCAAGGATTATGATTTTTATGATAATCTAAGCGACGAAGAACGTAAGGGCTTTAGTGCCTTTCTTGCGTTAAAGTGGGGAGCAAGTGTAGAAGGGTCACGTGAAATTCAACATTATTATCTAGCGGCTGCTAATCATTACTGTAACAAGAACTGGTATGAGATCAATAAGCATCCTAAGTTGCAATGGTTAGAGTTATGTGCAGCAGCTCCAGGCATTGGCCCGCAAAAACACAAATGGCTACAAATGAAGAAGAAGGAAGACAAGTCCTCGGAAATTAAAAAGCAATTATCTGAATTATTTCCTTCTGTTAAACTTAGCGATATTGAAATATTATCTAAACTTGTTACTAAAAAAGAAGTAAATGAGTACATTAAACTTCACGGAAACAACTGATATATATACCTGTAAGTATTGCGAGCGAGAATTCAAGCGCGAAAGTAGTCTTGCAGTACATGTCTGCGAGCAGAAAAAACGATTTCAGGAAAAGGATGAACGTGGAGTTCAAATCGGGTACCAGGCATATCTAAAGTTTTTTGAATACACACAAGGTTCGGCAAAGCTAAAAACATTTGATGATTTTGCTAAAAGTCCTTACTATAAAGCATTTGTTAAATTTGGACGATATTGTGTATCAATTGGCGCTATTAATGTATCGGAATTTATTGAATACGTTATTAAAAACAACAAGAAACTAGACCATTGGGCTAAAGATAGTACCTATCAAGAATACTTAATGCATTTGTTAGTGTCAGAACGTGCTGATCGTGCATTGGTTCGAGCAATGGAATATAGCATCAATTGGGGTGAAGAAAAAAACGCAGACCCTAAGGACGTTATACGTTTTAATAATGCAAATCGGGTATGTCAACTTATTACAAAAGGAACACTGAGTCCTTGGGTAATATATAATTCTGATTCAGGCATGGATTTCCTAACAAACTTAAATACAGATCAACAACAGTTAATTTGGGAATACATTAATCCAGAAGTGTGGGAACGTATTTTTAATAAGTATCCTGCTGATCAAGAATATGTTAAAGAAATGCTTCGGAAGGCTGGATGGTAGCTCCGTATACTACACTCACTATTACTACAAAAGCACAAAAAGCAGAATCTGTAATTGGTGATTACGAGGAATATGATATTTTTGCGAAAGTTGTGCAAAATCAGTCTGAATGTCTGGTAAAACAATATATGGTCCCAGGAACTTCTGCTAGTTTTGATGTTACAAACATTGATACAAGATACCCGGTGATATTACAATTGAGTGTCTACGATGATGTAGTTAACGATTTTCCGTTAGAAGTTGTTAACTTAACAATTGATCAATTTTTCTCGCAACCAAAATTTCTTTATTCTGGTACAATGTATGGGTTTGACGGCCGTATTGAGTCTAATACCAATACTTTATATACTAGAGGATCACTAGAATATAGATTCAACTTACCGATTATACGAAATGTGTTGAACCTGTGAAAAAGCAACATATTATTAATATTGGATATCCTAAAGCAGGATCTAGCTGGTTATGGACTAACCTCATTAAACAGCGTTGGTTTGACCAATCTGGATGCGATAAAGAAAATGCATGGTTAATCAACGGTAAAGATATAGAAGAATATATTAATCAGTATAGTCAATTTAACTATTCTGCTAATTTTAATCCAGCGATGTTTGCTATTGATAGATATTTAATTGAGCAATTATCGGATATAGCAACTGTTCGAGCTACAATAATTATTCGAGATCCAGTGGATATGTTATGGAGTTTATATAATTTTACTAATTCGTCCGGTGACTTTAATTCTGCTGTTCCTATTATGATGGAACACGGAAATCATCCTGGACTAATTGTGCGGCGCTGGAAAGAATTTTTTAAAGATCGGTTTGCTACTTTTTTGTATGACGAGTTGTCGGATACAGACTTTATAAATCGTTATTCAACTCATTTTGATCTTCCAGCACCGATCAAGGTTGACAAAACACCGATAAATGTTACACTATATAAAAGCAGAAGACCAAAATTATCTAAAGATAATAAACAGTTTTTCTATACAATGATTAGTGAGCTCGAACAGGAATTGAATATCTCACTAACACAATGGATACAAAAGTTATGAGCGCAGACATTGATATTGACTTTGGTGATAGAAGTTCTATTCTTACTCTAATTAAACATATTCCGGCACGCCAGCAGGATCGCAAACATAACTCGGGCGTATACGTAACACCCATTCCTGTGGATCCTGTGTGTAATTGCGCAAGTATTGATTACAAAAGAGCAGAAGAGCTAGGATACTTTAAGATTGATTTTCTTAATGTTCATGTGTACGAGCATATTAAGGATCAAGCGCACTATGACCAGTTAATGAATACAGAACCACCGTGGCACAAGTTACACGACCCAGAATTTGTTGAAAAAATTATACATATCAACAACTATGCTAACATATTAAAGGATCTTGATGTAAATTCTATCCCGCGAATGGCAATGTTCTTAGCAATGATTAGACCAGGAAAGAAACACCTTATTGGCAAGCCATGGAAAGAAGTGTCTGAAACGGTATGGGATAAGACAGATGACGGGTATACATTTAAACGTGCTCATGCCGTGAGCTACGCACATCTTGTAGTATTACATATGAATATCGTTAATCAACACGCCGCACAAGAGTAATACTCTTACGTTTCTTTTTATGTTTGGTTAAATCCGAAAGGCTCGTAACTTGCCCAGATACTATTTCTAAATTTTTATTATTAAAAGTTTTTAGATATGGTTTAAATATTTCCCAATCTGCTTTTAAAAATATATTAATGGGAATGGTGTGATTGCTTTCCCACCACCAGGTCTCGCCTAGTTCTAGAAATAAACGTTTTAAATCATCGTGGTAGATACTACCAAAGTCATACATTGTAGTGACTTGTAAGTCTTGATTTAAAATAATTCCAACATGTTCGTTTTCTGCATACCGAACTATTGATAGGAACGGGTACTTATCGGTGATTTTTTCAAATAGCTCTGTATCCATAAATAGTTAAAAGGCTCTTATATATGTATTCAACTTTAGCATATTTATATCAACAGACTCAGGTAGTGTTGTTATCAGACAACACAGGAGCCTATCACAATGTGAGGTGGGAACCAGTGTTTAGTAAGAACTTAAAAGCCTCGAAAGGCGTAGACAACGTTATCCTATTTAGATTTTTAAATCAGGATCAAAAGCCAGTGGACATTACAGGACTAACATTTACCTGTCGTGTAATAAGCAGAGATGGTACAGAATTATTGTTCACTAAAGACTTAGAAACAGTGGTTGCTGCTCGTGGCCAGGCTAAACTTACTATTGTTGAATCAGATTTAGACAATATACAATCGCAATTAGCAAATTATTCTATTACAGTAAATCGTTCAACATTAACAGAACCTGTATATATTGATGACAATGCAGGAGCACGAGGTGTAATCTATATTCAAGATGCAGTAATGCCAGAGTTTGTAGCAAGTTCAGAAATAACCCTACCAAGTTTTACAGCAGGTCAAACAAATTACAGTTCAGAATGGCAACCAGAACAATATTTACAAACAGTACAATACACAAACAGTTCATTTGTAGGTACTGTAACTGTACAAGGTTCACCTACCGGAACAGAGTGGTATGATTTAACTTCTGCTACATTTGGCAGCGCAGACTCAGACACAAAATACATTAATGTAGAAGGCTTACACAGCTATATGCGTTTGAAAGTTGATAGTACTAGTGGTACTGTTGGCAGCGTATATGTAAGATAAATATTGATATGGCGCAAATTACTACACA